TGTTTCTCTTCAGCTGATATCGAAGCTGTAAGATTCTTTCCAAGAATTTTACTTTCGTCAAATAGCTTATTAATATCTTCTTTGTGTATATCAATAGAATCTCTTTTGTTCTGTATTTGGTCATCGTTTAACTCTTGCAAATCTTTGATATACTTACCTTGAGAGTCCATCTTAGTTTTAAAGATATCGATTTGATGATTGACATCAGTAAGTTCTTCTTTTATTTTAGAGTTTCTTTCCTTTAATAGCATATTCATCTTTGAAAAGATGTTAATATCTAATAGGTCTTCTATAATATTTCTTCTTGACCATACTGGTAATTGCATGAATGGTATAAACGAAGATGAACCAAGTACAACTACCTGGTGAAAAGATTTATGATTAAGTTTTAAGATATTCTGTTCTAAGAACTTCTGATAATCTCTTGCATTAGATGCTTGATTAATAAGATTACCATTCTGATAGATTTCAAACTTACCTGGTTTGATTCCTCTTATAATTTTAAACTCATGACTTCCAATTGTCATTTCAACTGTTACGATAGTACCTTTTTTATTGATACTATTAATCATTTGGTCTTTCTTTATATCTCTATGTGGCTTACCAAATAAACCAAACGAAAGAGCGTCAAGTAAAGTAGATTTACCTGCGCCATTTTGGCCAACAATTAATGTTGTAGGTGTTTTGTCTAGTTGGATTTTGATAGGGTCACTACCGGTGGATAGGAAATTCTTCCATTCACATGATTTAAAATGTATCATACAACCTCTAGGTTCTGTGCTTCTGTATAAAGCTTTCTCAATTCAATTTTGATATGTTCTTTATCTAAGTCAGTATCTACAGCTTCAACATATGAATCTAAAAGTTGATTAGTATCTTCAAGAGAGATTTTTTCGTCTTCAACGCTTTCTCCTAGATACTCTTCAAAAGATTCTGCAATCTTAAGTTCATATGTTTCTATATTCTGTAATCTATCGACAAATTTGTCAAACATATACAAGTCATTTTTATTTATAACAATCAGTTTAATGAAATGTTTCTCATATTGACTTACATCAACTTTGTCATAATCTACTTTAGCATCATCGTATATAACTTTTTTGAATATAGTTATTGGATTTCTTACTGCCTCTATTTCTCTTGTTTCAGTATCAAGCACATGAAAGAACTTAGGGTCATCGACATCGGCCCAAGTAAACTCCATTTGAGAACCAAGATACGTTACGTTGCCTTGACTTGATTTAGTGTGGAAATGTCCTGACAAAACCATTTCAAATCTAGAAAAGATATCTGCATTCATACCATGTGGATTAGGCATCCCTGCCATTAAATCGAATCCTTTCAATTCCAAATGAGCTCCTAATATCGGGGCTTTGCAATTTAAAGCAAAATCTACATACTCTTGATAGTTTGAGTTATTAATCCAAGGTATAACTGCAACGCCAAGACCATCATAGTCCAATACAGTCGGCTTCATTACGATGTTTACGTTAGATGTAAAATAACCTAAGAGTTCTTTAAGGGAACATAGCTCATTAGTATTCTTAAAATAAACATCATGATTACCAGGAATGATATCCATAGTAATACCAGCGTCACGCAAAGGCTCAAGAAAATGTTTACGATTTTGATTAAGAGCTTTGAAATTAACGAACTTACGGTGTTCATAATAGTCTCCTAAATGCAATATCTGTTTAATGTCGTGTTCTTTTAGATAAGGAAAAAATACCTCTTCATAAAAGCGCTCTTGATAGTTTAAGAATATATCACTGCTGTTTCTGACACCACAATGTGTGTCATTTAAAATAGCTATTTTCATAGTGCTCTAGATGCAGCTGCTTGTTTTGCAAGTTTACTCATTTTTCTCTGAGTTCTTGCTATTCTTTTATGTGATTGTTTGATTATAAGCATTTGAGCCATTACTTCTTCTCTTCGCTCTTTTCTTATTTCAGACTTTCTTGTTCTTTTTTTCATAAGACGTATATGTCTTTGGTTTTGTTTTGTACTTACTTTTTTCATTACATAAACAGCTCAAGTTTTTCTTTCTCTCGCTTCTTCTCCTCTTTTGCAAATTTCTTAATGGCTTCATCCTTTGTACGTATAGTACCAATTCTTTGTCTTAATGTATCAACATAAGCCATAGTTTGTTCAGCTCCTTCGCTATCCATACCCATTTGAACAAAATCTTCTATACCCATCTTCTCAATGAATTTGAATTTGATATCTTGTTGTTTCTTTTCTTTGGTAATTCTACGAATAAATGCAAAGTAGCATATTTGAGTAAAATAACTAAATGCATTCGGCTTTCCAGTCCTTGTAGCAGTTTCAATGTTATAGTTACCAATTGCTCTTAAGAAATCTTCAACGGCATCCATAACCATTTATTCTCTATATGTGTACCGCGCGAAGTTCGGTCTGTGAGACAGTCCTTCAGATATTCTAATAAAACATTTAGCAATGTAATCAGGAACTGTAGGAACTTTCTTCTCTTTTTGTCTACAATCGCGTGCTTCAATAGCATAATCCATGACTGCTTCAGAGAATTCTCGATTGTTAACGTAATGTGGTTTATCTTTTGGTTTGACCTTAGTCATAATATTTTCTCCATAATATACTATTATACCATACTTTGGCGTAAATGTAAAGGAATAATTTAATTTAAATTTATTTCACAAAAAGTGAAAATAAACGTTTACATTTGCCTGTTTTTATGGTATAATATATTAACACCCGGAGCGGTAGAGGATACTATATTAATGTAATGTTCTCTTCTTATCCAGCTCATTGAGTGGTTCTTCATCAAATAGGTCAGTACCAGAAGCAAGTCGACTCTCGTATTCGTCTAAGAGCTCTTGGTCTGATTTAGTCTGAACTGTTTGAATTGGTTTATCCATTTTAAGAGAAAAGTTCACATATGTTTCTTTTATAGACTCTGCTACAGGAACATGTTGTAAAATTGAACTCTTAAAAACTTTAAATTGTTTAGCATCGCTGAAAGGAAACCAAGCTACAAACTGAACTCCACCTAACATGCTAGGATTCAGTCTTACTGGTCTTTCAATTATAAAATTATCATCATTCTTAAGAGCAACGAGACCAATTATCTCTTCGCCATTCATGAGTTTAAAGTGTCTTATATTTAGTCCTTCCATATTATATATTTATATCAAACATTTTGTAGTTAAACCGTTCTTTAGAATAGATTTTAATTCTTTCAGCTGCATGTTGTAGGGTATAATTCTTTTGATTTTTCCAGTGTAAGTCATCTGCTATATCATATATCTTTGTATCTTGTCCATCTTCACTCTTCCTTAATCCTCTCCCGATTGATTGTAGGACTCTAATTTGACTTTTGCTTGGAGAGGCAAATATAATATTATGAAGATTACGTATATTAATCCCAGTAGAAAAAGTCCCGATACTTGCGACAATAATCGCGTCTTTCTCTTTCTCGGTAATCTCACGGACTGACTCTCTTGTATCGACATCTGTTTCTCCTGATACGTAAAACAGTTTTCTATCTTTTGGCATTTTACCTTGCAACAATGTGTGCAATGGTTTACCATGTTTATCCACATAATTAAAGAGTATCAATGTATTTCCTTTTTGGTCTAAAGCTAAATTACTTATAAAGGTATTTCTTGGTTCGTATCTTACTATAAAATCTAACTCTTGCTGATATTTTTCCTTAACTATCTGCTTACAGTATTCTTCTTTGTATTTCAATATAAGTATATTTATATCTAATTGACTTAAATCGTCATTATCCATTAACTCTTTTGTAGTAGTTACTTGATATACTGGACCAAACAATCCTTCCAATACAAGCTGATGAGTTTGAGTTCCATCTAATGTTCCAGTAGTACCAATACGATATTTTGCTTCAGTACATTTCTCTAATATATTTGTTAATGACTTAGCTTTAAAATTATGTGCTTCATCTCCTATCACCATCCCAAACCCGGCAAACCAAGATTGCGGCAATTTATAAACTGACTGCCAAGTTGATATAATAACTCTTTGATTTACGTTATGTTTTTCTCTACCTGAATATATTCTATGACAATTATCGGCATGAGACCAAGTATCCTTCGAAGAATAGTCTCCGAAATCAGAATACATTTGCTCTACCAATGATGTCGTAGGTACTATAAGCAAAACATTACCTTCAAAAACATCTAGGTAATATCTTATAGCTAAATATATGATTAAACTCTTCCCAGAAGCAGTAGGTGATAGTAATAAGGATTTTTCCTGAGAAAGCGTGTGCGAGAGTCCCTCCAACTGATATGGGCGGGGTATTATATCAGCTCCGTTCACAGAAAGGGACATTTGTGATAATAGCCCATTTATGTCAGGGCTGAGGGCGGACTCGAGTGCACCATAGGTAGGTGAATC